CACTAACCTGGCAAATGCAGAGTATGCACCCTGTAATTCATTCACCATCCTGAATGGGAACCCAGATAACATCTCGGCCCGCTCCTCATCCGTCTTAGACGGGAAGAGGTACTTCAATGCTTCAATGCTATCAACACCTAATTCTTGTAGGTTTCTTACAACAATTGAGTTGTTGAGAATATCTTGGGTAGAGTCCTCATAAACAGGGCCTAACCAACGCCATAGAACGGTGACATCTCCATCGGGAATAAGACCCATGACTCCTGGCGGAATCATCTGAGTCTCGATACAAGCCATCATAATCTTTTTGAGCTTGTCGTTATACATTTGCATCGCTTGCTTATATGCTTCTTCTTCTTCCGGTGGGGCACCAGGGGCAAGTGACACAGGCTTCTCAAGTCCTGCTGCAGCAGCAAGAGTTGACTTAAACAATTGCTCTTCCTGGTAAATAATTAATTCCAGACAACGACAAAGACCATGAGTGTAAATGGCATTTGCTTTTTTCTTCGACGTTGCAGATACACGTCCAAACAACGACTTGTACTCTGTTGCTGTTACACCAGCAGAAATAGATAGTTCATCCACGCCGCCAAGGGCAGTACGGATCTCTTCTCGATACTGACGAGCAAATGCGTTTTGGTCACCAGTAATTGCATCTGGAACAATATAACCAACACGGTCGTTTGGCTCCAGGTTTGCAATAACGCGTGGAACACGGATCTGACCATCAATACCACGGCTGACAGGGTCAGCCTTAAACATCGAACGGCTTAACGGAGAAGGACTTGTAAAGCCTGAGTTAGCAGCAATAGAGGGACGTTGTACTGTAACATCGCCTCCAGCCTCCATAAGGTCTGTCTTGGGGCGAGACGACAACAGTGTTGGGTTACCAAAGAAGGTGATGTTTTTGCGCATGGTGCGCATCAAATCATCATGCGTACAAATATGATTGGCCATTGCATCGAATTCACCGATGCCTTCTGTCGAAAATCCTTGTGGATTATTAAGAATTTCAACGCAAGGAATAAAGCCAAGACTATTGGTTAACTGTTTTGTATTTCCTGTCAACGCATAGGTTGGCATATCAAAGTTCATCTCCGAATCGGAGTGAGTTTCTTCAATCTCAGTTGTTTTGATTGAAAGGCGAATATAGCGCTTAGCTCCAGGGCTATATGTGCTTTGATTCCCGGTCAGGTTTGTTGTATTAATATTCTCGCCAAAGCCATTACCACGGCGCACCTTATAGCTGTAGATGATTACAACTTCATCCAGCTCGCCATCAACGTTGTAATAAGCACGATATTCGTGCTCACGAAAATAGTAGAGACGGTAATTATTTTTGGTTGGACGAATGTAAAAAAGACCTTTGCCATCACAGAGGAAATACTCCCAGATTGAATCCAGGCGCGTATCCATCTTGTTGTACTTCATCACGCGATCAAGGAAATCCTTGCGCTGTGCACCGAAGTTGTCTTGAGATGGAAAGAATTCTACCCCTTGGCGAATGCCAAAGAGTTTCATCTGAGCAATATGAGACGCAACGATGCCCGTATCAACAACAATATTGCTGTCCTTATCCAGGTAAGCGTTGATGATTTCTTGTAAACGGGCCTTAGCGTCAGCCATTATTCACCTTGTTCTTTAATTAAATACTAGCAGCTCAGGAGACGTACTTAGCATCAAAGCTAGAAGGAACATCAGCCTGTCTACCCAATGGATTTTGCCTGTTGTAATCACGAATATATTGACGAAAATCACCACGATTTGGGAACATGTTTTTAAAACGTAGCTCCTCTACTTCATTGAGGAATTGTCCTTGTGTCATGGGAAGACGAGGGTCTTGTCCCACAGGAATACCCTGGGAGAGCAACTGGACATCCATACCACCACCCTGATAAGGTAACGGCATCATTTGACCAAATCCGCCACGATAGACGAGATCACTTACTGCACTTCCGTTGCCTGGCATTCCAGGAACTCCATATCCGCCATCTGTTCTAATCATTGCATGCCACCTCAATCCGTTTATTCTACTCTTCTATAACCTCGTAACCAGCAGCGTCATTAACCTTGGAAATGATAATACCAGTACCACGAACATCCCAATTAAGTACGTCACCTTCTTGCCAGCCCAGCTCTTCCGTCACCTCATCGGGAAGCACAATGTAAGGCTCTCCGTTCTCGTCCTCCTGGACTTCAAGGATGTAGCTCATTTTGACTCAAGTAATTTCTCAACTAGCTTATCAAGCTTTGCGTTGATCTGATTGAAGTTGTCATGCATCTGCTGGATTTCTCTCAGGAAGTCTACCTTGAGAACGTACTCCAAAGGCATACGTTTTAAATCGTCTTCCAAGACGTCAATCCTTCGTTTTTGCGAACCAATGTAATTAAAAGCTTGTTGAATCTGGTCGTTTTGCCTGCCAAGGATTTTACCTGCGACCCAACTGCCACCGGTAATGGCTGATACAACGGCCGTCAAACCGATAGCAATGTACTCAGGTCCCACGACCAAATTTCGCTTTTTTCTAATTCTAATGTTTAGTAATCAAGTTGCAATTTACCTTTGCGCATAAGACCATTAATCATCCAGACAAGGGCATCAACGCAGTCGTCATGGCTACTAACGCCAAAGTTAGTCAGCTCTTCAAACATAGCGGTAAAGTTGCGATATCGATTGAAGATGATCTTACGGTCCTCAAAAAGACCCATGCAACCACGGAAGCGTGCCAATTTATCAGCACGGAATCCTTTGACGGGATGCCAATTTAAGTTGTAAAGACTCTCGTTATTTAGGCATACACGTTTGAAGTCAGCTTCCAGGGAAGCCTGGTACTGTACAGCTTCTGAATAGATGTCACACGTGGAGTAAGTCGGAAAGTAATTACCGTTTTCATCTCGACCAAGTACCGACCAATCATTAAGCAGTTCTTTGAGGGTATCTAGTTTTTCTAGGTTGCCCATCACGCGTAAACGACGGTAGTCAATAACGTGAATCTGGTCGCCAATGCGTCCACCAAGAACCATCACAGTGTAATCATTCTTCTCTTTGGTACCAGCGGATAAATCAACGCCAATAGCAAGCGTATCAAACTCTGTAGAGATCTCGGCTTTAACAATTAGCTCAGGCGCAAGCGATAGTTCGTTTTGCCTGATGACTTGATTCATGTACTGGAAAGAGAAAGCAATTGGCGCTTGCCGTTTCTTTTCCTTAAGGTAATCCAGTGACCACATATCAGGCCAATAAGATCGTTCATCCCCTGTTTTAGGATCGTTAAGGATTGCAGAAAGAACAATTTGTAACCAGTTGTTTTGCGTGTTGAATGTTGTTGCATGAATGTCATCATGTCGAAAGCGCGTACCAAGGCAGATTGCCCTAGCTCCTTCAAACATGGTGGGTGCGATCACAGCATTCCAGTTATCCTGCATCTGCTTACGAATGTCAGGGTTAGAAATGTCTGCTGCTGATTTGATGGCGTCATCGATGATGACCAAGTGTGAACGCTTGGAGGTCACTGAGCCCTTAAGACCTGCTGCACAAAGCGTAAATTGTTCTTCACCTGTGGTGTCGATACCAGCAAACTTGTGATCAATAGACCAGTACTCATTACTGGTGACGTTCTTTAAAAGACGGACCGTTGGAAAAACTTCTTGGTAGCGTTTGCTTTCAATGATACGTTTGATGGTTGCTGACTTGGAACGCGCAATATCAACCGTGTAAGACAAATAGAGGATCTGTAGCGGCTTCTTGGCTTGTGTATGGATACCAATGGCCCAAGCTGTAAACAAACCAAGGACCGTACTCTTGGCTGATCCCCTAGGTGCCAGGAGATCAACGTTTGGTCCTGCAATCTTTAAGAGGCAACTGCTGTCTTCACCTGTCACAAAGTGACGATGCCATTCTTTGTGATGATGAGCCGGAGGTTTATCTGCTACATACTCACAGAAAAAACCAAAATCTTCCCTTGCTTTCTCCAGGGATTCAAGATTTCGGGGAACACGAATTTGCTGTCTGCGTGCCGCAGCTTGTGCATTACGTCGATACGCAAGATGTTGATACGCAGGCACAGTAAGTATTGTTCAGTGTATTACTGAATACTACCTCATTTGCCGTCTTCGTTGCTCTTCTTCTGTTCTTTGTACTTGCGAGCTTTGTCCAGGGCGGCCTTGCGCTTCTCCTTGTCCGACATCTCGCTGCCGTCCTCGTTCTTGGCCTCTTTCTTCTTGAAATGTTCCAGGAGTTCTGGAGGCATTTTGTTCTTGCTCATTTTGCTTATTATTATTACGGATAGCGTTTAAAACTTCAGCACCTTCAGATGCAGGGGATTCACCACCAACGGGTGCTCCTTGTAAACGACGAATCCCGCCAAAGCGATTTTTCTGAAGCTGCTGAACAACGTTCATTAAACCACCAGCGAGGTTGGCGTCGGGAGCAGCTTGGGCTTGTGGTGCTGGGTTCATGAGTTTTATTTTAAATCAACTTTCCTCATACTGCATCTTTGCCCAGATGCTCATCGAGGCTTCTTCCAAGGGGATCTCAATAGGATCATCTTTGAAGATCACCATTAATTCACGAATGGCGCGGTCAGCACCAGCCATCAATAAACCTTTACGATCTCGACTAGAAGTAAATTGCTCAATCTGAGCAATCGTACCGCGTAATTCTTTTTGCATACCAGCGATGCGTGCAACGCCTGCATCACGTTTTACGACACCATTATCTACGTCGTCACGTAATTTACGGATATCTTCTTGCATCTCCTCAATTTCATAGAGGAGTTTCCTACGGTGATCCGGTTTAGGGTAGTGGCTTTTAACCCACTGCTCACATGGAACAATACTTCCTTTGTAACCAAGAAACCTGGCGTATAGGTAGCACTCGATTATCGAAAAAGTTTCTTCAGCAAAACTAACGAAAGCGTCTTGTTCAGCAGAGTCGATATTATCAACCCACTGATCAAACAGCTCAATATCGATAAGCTCGTTGCGCCTGGTTGTAGTCGCGGGTTTCGTCAGCTTGCTTGAACTCCTGTCCTTGAGAAGCGGAAGTTCGTTGTTCTTCTGCGCCTTTACCGATGGTTTCACGTTCTTGGGTTCCGGCATCTTCTAATTTCTTCTTAGAGAAACTATAAGCCACTTCCGCAGCTTGCTTATATTTATCTAGATCAAACCAGTCATCGGCTTCGGTTTGACCTGCAGGCACGCTACTGGTCATGGCTCATTTCTCCTTAAGTGATCAGAAGTTGCTCATCATGCTGGCAAGGCCCTGAGCAAAGATGTTGCGACGACCTTCCGTCGATTCTTGACGCTTTTGACGACCTTTAGAACCTTCTAGCTTATCAAGAAGTTGTTGAAACTTATCGATATCAAAGTAGTCGTCGGCAGAAGACTGCCCAGCGGGAACAGAAGAAGTCATTGTAATAACGCTTGGTTATGTATCTATTTTAAACAGTATTAACCAAAGACTGAACCAATTAAACCATACATGGAGCCAGCTAACTGCATTTTGCCAATACTTTTATCTGCTGATGTCCTTTGCTTCATGGATTCCAGACTGTACTTACCTGTTGTTTCGGCGACATCACGAGAAGCCTGGGCCTCAATACCTGCAACTTTTTCAAGCCCCGCATTGATAATTGGCTGTAGATCCAGCTTGCCTTTAACTTCAATGTTGGCAACTGCCTGGCGCCATTCAGATTCTTTATCTGCGCCGTATTTAACACCTTCTAAACCAAGGCTTGCTGCATATTTCTGTGCATCAGAGTAGGCACGGGCAACTTCTTTATCGGCATCAGCGCGAATACCAGCGGAACTAACTTGTGCGTTAGCGCCGATCTGCGCAGCGTTTTGAGACCATTGACCTTGGATGTTAGCAAGATTTTCTTGACCTGTTTGAAGGGTTTGAAAAATACCTGCATAGTCAGAAGCACTAAGAGGATTTGTTGCAGCAGGATTAAAATCGCTAGGGGTATTGTTACTTTCTCTAGTAGGTTTTCCTATCCATGTATCCCTACCTTGGGAATACGATTTAATGTCGCCGTAATTAACGTTGTTATACTGCCTTGCAATTTGTTTGGCTTCTTGACGACTTACACCACCATCGGATGATGCAGCTTTTTTAACATCTTGCTTCCAGCCCATTGTTACGCTCCGTATTGATAGTTAATCGCCTGTATAGGAGAAGGACCCGCAGCTTTTGCAATAGTAGGATAACGATTGGTTAAGCGTCCAGTGGCATCACGTTCTGGTGTTCCAAAGATGTTAGAAAGCATCTCTTGTTGAGGAGTCATCACTTTGCCAGATGAAATCAGATCTCTTTTCAACATGTCCGCAAATGCCTGAGGACTGCGGATGCCTAAGCTCTCAGCAGTCTTTCCGAATCCACTATATTCATCAGCGGTGTAACCAATACCCTGCTGACCATAAACAGATTCTGCAAGATTACGGTAAGAAGGACTTGCATAGTCAACTTCTTTTTTGTAGCTTCTTGCGAGGCTTTTTTCAATAAATTCAGGATTAGAGAAACGATCGCGGTAAGCTTCTAAAAAGGCTTCAGCACCTCCTCGATTACCACCTTTTACAAGGCTTTTAAACTGCGATTTAATCGCTCTACGGCGTTGCGGAGAAGCCCTGACTTGATCAAGACCATAAGCGTTGAGCTTCTCCTGAAGAGGCGTCATTTGGTACGCAGCAGGACCGCCTCCACTAACAGCACCACCAATGCCGCCCAGGAGACCGCCAGCAACAGCACCAATCGGTCCAAAAACTGATCCTGCTGCTGCGCCGCTTACCCCTCCTCCAAGTAAACCTCCAATATCAAACGCCATTTGGGGATACGACCTTATCTAATGACTTTATTTTAACTGTAAGGAATCTAAGCAACAAAGGAAGAGTAACGCCCAGCAAGACCAGGGTTTCTAATGCCTTGAAGCATTTGAGCCTGACGGGAATTTGGATCATTAACAGAAAACTTAGCGGCCCAACGAGGAGCATCTTTCTGTTCAAAAATATCTTTGTTCTGCGCAAAAAGATTTGTACCAAAGTCAAGATCACGCATAATGCCGCCAAGCTGCTGCATCTGCTGGAAAGACTGATTGGTATTACTTGTGCCCATCATGCCAAGGCCAAGGTTGGCGAGTCCCAGGATTCCTCCCATTTGACTCATACCAAACCCACCAAAGCCTCCAGAGGAAGCGCCAACAGGAGCCCCTGAAAAACCCGTCGCTGACGAAACGGGTTCCGAAACGTTCATATAGCTGGTATTAGGAATACCGTGACGCTCAAGAAAAGACATGATCTTTAAAGGTTAATATATTGGCGAGAAACGAAGGGGTTAGCCATGCTGCGTTGAGACCCTTGTTTAATCATATCGACCATAGGCCCAGAGAAGCGGTACTTCTCTGACATAGCCTCCTGCCACTTATTAGGAAGATTAAGCAAGCCAGCAAAGATATTTGATTCCATACCAAGACGCTGCTTTTCGCGTGCAACATCTTTCATGTAGGGGCCAAGGACTTCGAGTTGTTCACGAAGGCGTTGAGGATCGTTTTCACGTTGACGATTCATTTCACCCCAATAGATCAAGGGGCCATACTCCTCACCAAAAGCCTCTTTAAACTGTTTTACACCCTCTGGATCGATGTTGTAACGACCAGCTAAATTAGGCTGTGTAGCTTGATTACCAAAGCCCTGTACATTTAATTGGCCGCCATAGTTGGTATACAGCGAGGGAGTACTAGCTTGTCCTAGGCCAAAGATATTTGGGGCCATGATCAACCAAAGCTAATTTGAGGAGCTTGCAGGGTGGAGCCTGCGTAAGGGTTGGCAGTTAACGCAGTACGTAGGTTGGCACCCGCTTGTTGCTGCGCACCAGTAGCAAGTTGACCAGCAGTTGAAATGGTGCCAAGCATTGCATAATTCTGACCCTGCGTATTGATCAAAGCTTGTTGACGGGCAAGTTGCTCATTCAAGCGTTGACGAAGAATAGGATCAATCCGCTTTTCAGATTGAATCATCATATCTACATCGTTTTGACGCAGATCTTGAACGGCTTGCAGAGTGGGCTGGAGATATGCACCACCATACTGCTGTGCAATCTGCGCCTGAACTTCTGCATCCTTCATCGCTTCTGCGCGTTCTTTCGCACGTTGTCCACGAGAAGCAGAAGAACCACCCTCCCTGCCAGCAATTTCTTCACCGGTTGCTTCAGCTTTTGCTTTTTCTGCCATGCCACCAAGACCTTGGGCCACAGCAGGAGCAAGTAAGCCGCCAGCTAAACCAATCGCAGCACCGGGGAGGCCGCCAACGCGAGCACCAAGGGCAGCTGCACCTAAGGCTGTTGGAATACCTACGCCAGCAGTAATGCCTGCTTCCAGGGTACGTCCTTCTTGTGCTGAACCTACGGCGCTAAGAATAGAAGGGGCAGCAGCCAAGGCACCGCCTAGCAGTTGACCACGAGGAAATAATGCACCGGCTTGTTGCATAGCTTGAGCGCCTCTTTGCCCGCCTACGCCAAACATATTTCCAATATTCTGTGCTTGACGTTGCCCGTAAGCAGCAAACGAAGCTCTTGGATCTCGAGCGTAACCTTGAGCTGCGGTTAAGAGGTCATAAGGAACAATGGAACCGCCCTGTGCAGTAATACGATCAGAGGGACCGCCAGTAGAGCTGTAAGTCGCCATTAATTTATTGAATGTCTTTTATTTAAATAAATTCTATCACTGCACGCCTTGTGTATATGCAGTGTATTCATTAGTTGTAGGAAGCGTTGGCCGATTAGCCGCAGCAATTGCCTCATTAACAACATTTCCTGTTAGTACACCGCCAAGGGATCCTGCAAGGCCCGCAACCACGGCTTTTGCAGCTCTACCTTTACCTGTAGCGGCACGAGCAGCAGCACCTCCTGCAATGGCACCACCAGCAATACCAAGGGCAGATGGAATCGTAACTGGGTAGCCCAGAAGACGAGCCTCTGGATAACCCTGTAAATTCTCAGGAGTTGCCTTAAGCACGCCAAGCATACCTTTGTCTTGGTAGTAACTCCTCAAGAAATTACCGTAACGTTCAGGGGTAAGATCTGGAATATCTTTTTTCGCTTCTTCGTAAGCAAGGGGTCTCCCTGTACGCCCAAGGAAGAAGCGTTCAAATAACTCAGGAACCGGTTGACTTGTTTGACGGCGATCTTCTGATCCTTCCTCTGCATAGGATTGCGCAAAACCCTTGGGCCTGAACATCTCACCAACATTGGTAATGTCATAGGCGCCAGATACAGCAATAGCAGGTGCAACAGCAGCTGCCATTACAAGACCAGTACCAAGTACACCCATTTCCTTAGATGCTTCTTTACCGATTGCAACACGAGCTGCTTTATCAGCTAAAGCGTTGGGATGATTGAATGCCCACCAAACAGCCCTGGTGCCATCGGTAACAATATCTGTGAGCAGACGTGCTGAATAAGCGCCAAGAAACTCTTGAGGTTTTTGACGAAGAGTAATACCTTCCTGTTGTAGTTCTTGTTTAAATTGAGGACCAAAGACTGTTACACGTTGATTTGGGCGTTTATCAATTAAACGCAATCCAGTTTTAGCGCCTGAAACAAAAGGAATGTCAGCCATGTTACGCCACTCCTGGTTGTGAGAACAGCGCTAATTCTTCTGGTGAAAGGTAATTAGCTATGTTTGGCAGTTCTTTGTCGACGTAATCATTGAGGAATTCAATGCCAGCAGTTTGAAATTGTGTACCAGGTGCAACTGCTTGTACGTCAAGTTTATTGATTGCCGCACGTTGACCCATTTCCTGCATGATTTGCTGGGACTGCGACATATCCGTTGGTACCGGACGGTTCCCATACAAAAGATTAGACGCAGCAACGGTTGAACCAAGGGATGCGCCGATATTAGCGACGTTTTCTACAGTGCCCCGAACCAAGGGATTTTTAACATTACGCGTCAAACCACGAGCTGCCATGGTTGCAGGAAAAGCAGCTGCAAGATCCATCAAACCATAAGTAGCAGCGGCAGTTGGTCCTTCCAACAAACCGAAGCCGGCCGCTAGTGCGCTGCCAGGTACAACAGATTTTGCGACATCACCTGCGTTGCGTCCTACAAAACCTAATAAACGTTGGAAGTTCACCTATCTACTCTTTTCTTTTTATTATAAAACGTTAGGCTTCTTCAATTTCTTCTGCGCTTGGTTTCTTGGTGTCTTCACCTTTGAGCAGCTGTGCTACCGAGACATTTCCTTCTGCTTCATTCTCGGCTTTATTTTCAGCTGTTGCCATTAAGTAGCCCTTGGGATCTGGGTTAGCAGCACGTGGCATTGGATTGCTAATACGATCATCAGGTTTAAGTGTGGGACTTAATGCATACATGTCCCGCCAAATAGGATTAAAGCCTGGTTGATCTTCTGGACGTTGTTTTGTTAACGCACGTCCCACGTTAAAGTCATAGTCTTCTTTGCGATTAAAACGTCCAATACCAGCAAAGATCTCTAAGTTTTGGGCATCCTCACCAACAAATTGAAGGCCTGGGTTGAAACGCAGTTTACGTGTCTGAATGCGCCGCAAAAGGTCTGTGTTATCAAACCGGTTTGGGGTCCAGGGTGCAGTGCCACTATCTGCTTTAGCAGAAAAAAGATCATCAAAATTTAGCTGACGCTTTTTAGCGAATACATCTTTTGTGTAATCAATGTATCTGCCAAGCTCTAAGCGATGATCTTTTGCCATTAGTCTTCAGATTTACTGGTATCTTTTTTCTTTTTTAACCCTACCAGGGTTTGACGTAACCGTGCTTGCTTTACGGTCTTGTCATCATATTTATCTGGATTAGCAAGGACATTAGCCTGGAGCTGAGCAGAGGTAATACCCTTCTTCTTAGCCTTGGCAGTGAAGGCGCCTTCCTTCATCTCCATACCTTGAATCCACTTTTTGTCTTTCTTTTTCTTTTCAGCCATGATCAAAAGAGACGAGGTTGAATAACGGCTTGCGAAGTAAGCGGTGTTGAGCGTCCTCTCTGAAGTTTACTCATATAAGCCTCTAACTGATTAGCTGCAATATCAGCTGAAGATTGGCGCTGTCTTGCTGCATATCCCGTAACACCTTGCAAACCAAGTTGACGCGGGGGAAGAGAAGATGTCGAATAAGGATCACGCGCTCGATAAGAAATTTCTTGGGGCTCTAAAGTTTCCATCTGCCTGCGAATATTAGTAAGTTCATCAGGTAAAATACCTCCTCTTGGATTGCGTTCTGAAGCCATCCTGTTTGCACGTAAAACAGCTTCCGACATACGAACAGAAGACAAAGCTTGTTGTTGCCGTCCCAGGGCCTCTGTCTCTCCTCGGTAACGCAAAACATTTTCTGCTTCTTGCGCGGCTGCAAGACTTGTAGGATCGCCTGCAGCTTGTCCCATGAGAACCATCTCATTTAAAGCATTGTCATCTAAGTCAGACAATGCGCTAACAGTCAATTGATTGACGGTTGGCGTTTGTGCTCCACGGGTAGCAATACGTTGTCCTTTTTGCGTGCCTCCGTAACCTGTACCAAAAGTTAAAACATCTTCAGGGGATTCAATATATCCGCCTCCCTCAGTAAGAACATCAGTTGGACGCCTACGTGCAGCAGATGTATTTGGCAAAACTAAACCTTTGGCAATACCACTACTTATTACATCACCAGGAGTACCAGGTCTAATGGCGCCTGCAGGTCGTCCTTCCGTCTCCATACCATAAATACCCACACCTCCTTTAGGATCATTGCGAATGTATTCACGCTGTTGTCCACCAGTAGACAGTTCAAATTTAGGCTCTTCAACAAAACCACGTCCTCCTTTTCCGCGAATAGATGTACCGCTTGCGGCTTGGAGAATAGGCGAAAGCCTACTTTCTACATCTGGTTGATAAACAGATTGTCCAACGTAAGATGGTGTTTCTAAGTTAAGAACAGAAGGACGATAGCCAGAACGAATTTCTACGCTAGCTGGAATAGGTTGAAGAGTTGTAGGATCCTGTTCAAAGAAAATACGCGATCCCTCTTCAATATTTGGGCGAAGAGATGTTGGCCATTCTTTATCAATCGTCTGTTGCGCCCAGCGTTGAGCGCCCGCCAGACTGCGTTCTGGTTTGACCAGATAGTTATACCTAACACTGTTAAAGGTATCGGTAAGATCTTCTAACTCCTCTTGAACGCCTTCAATTTGCATTTGGCGTGCACGACGTTGAACAGGATCTTTCTCTTGTTGTGCAGCATATTGAAGCATTCCCAAATCCTCTTCGCGTAAACTAATTTGATTGCGTACGTCATCCAGCTGCATAGCACCTGCTTCTGCTTTTGCTTCTTTTGCGAGACGTATATCCCTCACAAATTCACTAATGTTTTCTTGTCTGGGTAGACGGCCTAACGCAACTTCTTCAGTA